CGCCAATCTGATTCTACTGTATAACGTCTTTTTCTAGTTTTGCCTTTAAGTGGTGGTCTTGATCTTTTAAAACGAGCCAGTTTTTTGCCTATATATTTTCTGCCATTAGTAGTATTCGTGATTAGATATACGAACCCAGTACAATCTTCCGGAAGTTCTGTTACAGGTTCGCCTTGATACGTCCAATCACTGTTTGTCATCAATTATCTTTTTAATATCATGAATTACATCTACTCCGAGATTTTCTCTCACTGAGTTAGATTGTAGATCAGGATATTTAGTCCAGATACTTGTGTCTTCAAAAGTTATTGATGGACTACTAACACTAAAAATTCCGGTAGTATCGCCCATAGTGATAGTATTGTCCATCGGGTCTGATATATTAATTGTAAATGTATCGTCGTTCACTTTTTGCCTCTGTGTATCGCCTATTTCTCTTTCAAAAACGGTCTTTCCGCCGTCAGGAGATTCAAATATCTTAGGCATTTACCACATCAACCTCATTGTCAAATGTAGTAAAGCCGTTCTCTTTTGTGACTTGTAGTATGCTGTTAACACGGCCCACTAGTTCATCACGATGTGAGATAAGCAAGATGTTTTTATGACGCTCACGTTCCATTTTCTTTAATACACCCAATGCGCTTTCAACACCTATTGTATCCATACCACTGTCAACCAACTCATCAATACACAGCAAGTTAACTGGATGATTCATACTTTCAAATACATCACGGAATGCCCAACTTAAACCAAGTATAAGTCTGTTGCGTTCTCCACGTGATAAGTTGTCAAAGTCTAAATCCTGTCCTAGTTGTATAATACTAACTGATAAATCTGGTTGGAATTGAACTTCGTGTGGTAATCCCAATCTAGTAATATAGTATTCCAGTCTTGTATTCAAGAACTGTAAGTTTTGTTCAATAATACGCTTGCGAATAAAACTATCTTTGTTAGTAAGTAGTTTAAGCAAGAAGTCCTGATGATCTTTTAATTCAGTTAAACGGTTAACTTCGTTCCAATCAACTTCTTTAAGTCCAGTTTCTCTGAGCGAAGCAATTTGTTCGTCATATGGATCAACGTCTTCTTTTTTACTAGCAATATTATTTTCCAATGATGTAACACTGTTCTGATGCTGATATGCTTCCTGTACAGTGTTATAGTGTAACCTAGGAGCAACTCCAAGTTCACCAATAGAAGTTAATGCCTCTTTATATTCATTTAGCAATTCTGTGTCAGAAGTAATGTGCTTTACTGACTCTTCTACTAATTCTGTCTTTTGAGCAACTATTTTATCATGTTGCTCGTCGTGAATCTCTTGTCCACAAGCATAACACTCGTGTTTCAGTGTGGCATCTAAATCTGCTTGTGCTTTATCTAAACGTTTTTGTTCTCTTTCAATGCTAGTAGTAAGTTTAGCAATTTCACTGTTTAGTGTGTCAATTTGTTGTTTACGAGCATTAAACTCAGCAAACTCAGTGTGTGCTTGAAGTTCCCTTTCAATGTCAACTTGTCTTAGTGCTAGTAATTCTGTTTCTAAATCTTTGATATCAGTCTCACGACGTTCAATCCATAATCTTTGCCGTCTTTCCAGGTCTTTAATGCTGTTACTAATATGCTCGTTTGCTTCTTCAATACCCTTAATACGATAGGTTTCTTCCTGGATACCGTCTCTGGTATTTTTTAGTAACTCTTTTAGTATCTCTGCTTTTTCACTTAGTTGTGTAATACCCAGTAATTGTTCAATCAGTTCACGCTGATCGTTTGCTCTCATACTAAGGAAAGGTTCAGTATAAGTGTTTAGTGCTACAACATGTTTAAACATTACATGACTCATTCCAATCAAGTGTTCAATAACATGTTGACTTTCACGACCCTCGCCTTGCATTTCATCAGTGCTAGCGGCATCAGAGTCGTTAACCATAAATCGGAACAAGTTAGGTTTGCGTCCACGTTCAATTCTATAGTTGTTGCCGTCCTTTTCAAAGTCAACTGTAACAAGCATTTGTTTGTTGTTTGTTTTATTGACTAGGTTGTCTTTTTTAATGTTGTACAAGGCATTACCAAACAGCGCATAACTGAGTGCGTTTACAATAGTAGTTTTACCAGTACCGTTACGACTGCCATCACCGCCCAGATCAATGTTGTTACCCAGGACCAGTGTCAGTCCTGCGTGATCAAATTGTACAGCCTGAGTAACATTACCCACGCTCATAAAATTTTTAACTGTGATATTTTTAATTTTAAGCATTAACGTTTAAGCCATTGTATATGTCTATTAGTAATGTATTTTTAATTGTAGTACTTTCAATACTCTGTAACTGGTTAAGTACAATTTGATCTACACTTTCTACTTCTAGTTCAGCACCAGCAGTCCAGTCTTGAGCATGTTCTTCTTTTTTGCTCGGCATAAGAGCAATCTCACGGAGATTGTACTGAGCCGCAAAAGTTTCTTTGATGTAGTTTGCTTCTTCGTATGTAATAGGTACGTCGAGAGTAATTCTACAGTATGTCTTATTAGACAACACTTTCTCAGGATTGTCAATCAGTTTTGACAAACTAATTGTACGATAACGAGGGGCATCAGGCCAGTTTATGTACTCTGGCTTTCCGCCCCATTTGAGGAACATGATTCCTCTGTTATCGTCCCAGGCATCACTGTAATTGTGTGGGAAACAATTACCTGGGTAGATGACGTTGCCACGTTCCTGACGTTTATGGAAGTGTCCGCTAAAAACCATTTCTGGTTTATTAAGATCTTCTGCCTTTAGTCCGTGTCCATGATCAGGCATTTGTACCATAGCGTTCATGTAAAAGTTGGGGAGTTCAAAATGGCCAAACATATATTTACATTTGATATCTTTTACTCTCTTCCACTCGTCTTCAACGAGCCAGGGAACAATAGCAACGTCATCTTTTACCAAAATATCATCGTTTACAACGGTAATATTTGGGTACTCGCTTGCCATAGGGATACTGTGGATTTCACGTTTTTCCCTATAGTATAGATCATGATTGCCCATGATCATATAAACTTCTTCAAAATTATCGTTAAGTCTACGCAGATTGCTGGTAGTGTAATTGAGTGTACTTACGTTAATACTGGCTCTGTGATGATGCCAGTCTCCCATAAAAATACATTTAGTGATACCACGAGCATGTGCTTGCTCGATCATCCATTTGATAAATTCCTCACAATCTATATTGTGAGACCTACTATTATTCTTCATACCAAAGTGGATGTCAGTGAATACAACCACTTCGTCAAATAACTGTGTCAAAGATTTTTCCTTTTAGTCGTGATTTTGTTGCTGTGATTCCCACTCAGCATTGAATGTTCTAGTAAAACTAGGATTCAATCCATTTTCTTCTAGTAAGTCATCTCTGATATTCTGACTTCTTTTTTCTAGGTTAAGAACTCTTGTAAAACTATTTGTTATTGCGGCTGTATAATACGCAAATGGGTTTTGACTTTTGGCTTCGTTAAATTGTAGTCCAATTTGACTAAGTTGTAGCAATGCTTGTCCACGCATTTCATCAACATAGGTATAGCCACGCCAGTTACTTCTCATACTATAACGTTCGCAAAGTTTAAGATACATTCTGGCTAAACGATCATTGGTTTTGCCATGTGTAGTACAAAAATGTCCGTTTTCTTTGCCACCTTCCCAGTGACTTCTTGCTACTTCTTGCCACTCTCCATCAATAAAAGCATAGTGCTGAAACGGTGGAAAGTTACATTTAGCATGTTCGTCTGCTACAGTTTTTGGATTATTCTTACGCTCTTCTTTGGGTACATGTTCAAAAGTCATAAGCCTAAAAACAACATCAGTGTCAGGAATGTCTTTAACGTTTACAGCAAAGTCTGCGGCCTTGGGCTTGGTTTTCTTGCCTGTTTCGCCACGTTCCCAACGTAAAACTTCAGCATCATGTGCTAGTTTTTGTAGTCTTGATGCTCTGTTTTCCTTGGCTATTTTAATGTTTTTGGGTGTAATTTCGCTAATATTATCAATGATATGATCAAAATAGAAGTATTGATCTTCTCTAACCCAACTGTAACTCATCTTTGAATTGTGTATCTCTTTAAGTATTTCCTTGTTTGATAGGTAGTTTACTGCCATTAGATTTCCTTTTTATTATATACAATATACACTGTAACACATTGTTTGTCAAGTGGTTTTTTTCAACTAAATACAAGTATTACGGAGAACAACTGAATGCGAATTACTGACATCATAACAGAAGCACCCACTACTGACTTGATAGTGTTCTATGGCGGAAGATTCCAGCCTATGCATAATGGCCATTACCAGGTATATCAGGATCTAGTCCAGAAGTTTGGTAGTGACCGTGTATTTATCAGCACTATGGTGGGCAAGAAAGCAGAGCCGGAACGTGATCCGTTCTCGTTTGATGAGAAAGCAATGCTAATGACACAAATGTTTGGCATACCTGCTGATCATATTATTAACACCCATCCGTACAATGTTGACATGACCAAAGCGGGCAAAGATCCAACTAAAACAGCATTAGTGCTGGTGTATGGTGAAAAGGACGCTAACAGATTGAAAATGGGATATCTAAAATGGTGGAAAGACACAGTGGAAAAAGGTGAGCCAATGCTAACAGCAGATGAGGCTGGTTATGTGTACACTGTGCCTATTAAAGATGCGGGCCGTAGTGCTACGGATTTCCGTAATGTTATGCGTAGTGATGCTCCGGAAGAAGACAAACAAAAAGCATTTACTGATTTCTTTGGTAAATTTGATCAACAAGTGTTTGACTTTGTTAACAATAAACTTGGAGGCAAATAATGGCTAGTGGTGGATTTTCAAATAAACCGAAAGCCATGCAGATGCGACGTAAAGGTAAAAACTATCCTGTTGCTATCAAAAATGACAAAGGTGTAACAAAATTTGTTAATATGACTCCTGAAGAAGCGGAGGAATTTTATGCGGAAAACCCAGACAGGTTCCTAGGCGTTAACAGATGGATCAAAGAAGACGATCACGAAGCCAAGAAGAATTTTTTAAAAAATATGAAAAAATGGATCGAGGACGAAAACGTTCCTGCAGATCCACCGCCTAAACCAAAACCAGAACCAACCACAACAGATCAGGAAGGCGGAGTAGCAGAAGGTGTAAATCAGGCAGACGAAGCAGAAGTTGGCTTTTTTACCGGAAAAACTGCTGAACAGAAAAAACAAGACGAAGAAAAAGCAAAGAGAGAAAAAGAAGCTGCAGCTGATAGAGCAACAGAAATAGTAAAAAACGAGATTATTCCACAAAGGGCTCTAGAAGACAGAGGCGTGTTAGGCGGACCAACTAGAACTGAAGGTGTCGGTATTGAAGGTACTGAAAAAGTAAAACTAGTATGGTCATTGCCTAGTTATATTACACAAGCACAGCGAGGTTTCCTACAACCATTGTTAAATCCAACAGGTACTCACATGATACTGGAGTTTCCTTATACTCCTACTATCAATATGGGACATGGAGCGGCTTATGGCAGTTACGATTTAACGCACAGCGTTTATCAACAACAATATTATATGAATACACAGAATCCGCAGATTGATATGACTGCTATGTTTACTGCCAACACACAAAAAGATGCCGCACATACTATGGCAGCACTACACTTTTTAAAGAGTATGGTAAAAAGTCAGTTTGGTCAAAATAATCCAGATGGTTCTAGAAATGAAAATGCTGGCACTCCACCGCCTGTGTTAAGGTTTAGTGCGTATGGTGCTCTTAACTTTAAAAACACACCAGTGGTTATTAGAAATGTAAACTTCACTTACCCTGAAGATACTGACTATGTTGGAATGGTGTTTAACAAAGAAGGCTGGGTTTACCTGGGAGACTTTTATGATCTACAGGCTGGTTATCAGAAACAAAAAAGCGACAAATTAAACGAAACGCAAAATCAGGTTAACCAGGGAACAGAATTTTTCAATGAAACAAAAGATGTTCCTGGTGGTGCTAGTTATATTCCAACATTGTTTATGGTAAGCCTAGGATTAACAGTACAAACAGTTCCAACTAAAGTCCGTACTGAATGGAATTGGGACGATTATATGCAAGGCTCAGTTTTATATAAAGGATATCCATAATGGCTTACGATTCAAACAGCATGTACAGAAACACACCAGTTATTGACAATAAGTACTTGGACATTATGGTTCCAACTGTAGACACTATTCGTTCATCAGATACAAAAACTATGACATTAGAATCCAAGTACGATCAAAGACCGGACAAACTAGCATACGATTTATACGGTAATGCTAAACTTTGGTGGATTTTTGCTGAATACAACCAAGATACTCTCAAAGATCCTATCATTGATTTTAAATCGGGTCTAGAGATCCGTGTACCTAAACAGTTCTCATAATATGGCTAGAAAAACAAAGATTACAAATAACTGGTTTACCAGTGTAAACAGTCCTACATACAAGGTAACATTCTGGTTAATTGATCAAGATGTATGGCAATCTCCTAGTGACTTAGCAGATAATTCCAAAAGAACAATGTTTTTAAACAACGGCAAAGCAGTAATTATTGCTGAAAGCGGAGTAACTGCCCAGTATGCTATCGATAATATTATTATCAATAGTAAGGTAAACGCTTCCGCTAACAGTGGAAATACTGTTATTGGTAATGTTACTTTTGATTTGACTGAGCCAATGGGATTTAAACTGGTTGACCGAATTATCAGTTACAGCAGTATTCAAAATTTTGATACTATGCAAGAAGCCTTGTATATTATGCAAATAGAGTTCTTGGGTACTGATCCAGATAACAGTTATCCTGCTAGATATCCAGGTATATTCTTTTTACCGCTTAAGATACAAGATATGAAAGCAACTCTAGGACCGCAAGGTTCTGTGTACAATGTACTTGCTCAAAATATGGTTGGTACTGCTGCTATACAAACAAAAATTGAAACAGACATTACATTCACTGGTGTTTATAATGTAAGGACATTATTAGATCAAGTTAATAAAAAATTAAACGAAACTGAAAAAAAATTAAGAGAAAAAACTGGCGGTAGAACGATGAAAACCTGGAAAGTAGTATTGGATAAAAGTGCTACTATTGCGGCCGAAGATGGCGTTCCTGGTTTTGATATGGGCAAAGCTCAGTATAGCGGAACGACAGATTCAAGTCCAGCCAGCGCAGGTAATGCCAGCAAGGATGACAAGGACAAAAGAGACACAACCACCAAAAGTGGAACAAACATGGTAAGTTGGTGTATGAATGAAATTACTAAAAATGTTCCTGCTTGGGGAAAATATGTTAAAAAGTTTACAGATGATCCCAAAGCAAAGAAAGCGCCAATCTTGACAGTAACGCCCAGTGTAGTGTTTAAGGACAAAATTGATCCAGAAACAAATCAGAGAGAACAAGAAGTTGTTATTACTATTGGAATAAAATGGGATTATGCTGTTCCTGCTATAGACCCAGAAAAAAATAAACAAAAAACATCAGACAAAGCATTTCAGATTTCCAGGTTTAAAGATTTGCCAATTAGTAAAATTTATGATTATTTGTACACAGGTAAAAATACAGAGATTATGAATTTTCAGATAAATTTTCATCATTTATTTGCTGTTGCCAGAGATCCATACAAGGGAAAATTTTATGCTAATCCTAGTCAAGCAGCCACTGGTACGCATCCACTATACGGAGCAGATATAAAGAATCCTCCTATACCAGCAAGTGATAAGATAAGCAAAACTGAAATACAAAAAAATAGCAGTAACTTTAATTACCTGAGTGACACTCAGGTTGATCAAACATTGATGACAGCAATAGTAAAACCTATATATGAATTTACTCAGAGCAGTGCCGCAGATCAACAAAGTAATGAAACACTGGGAGATAATATTGGATTAGATACGCTCGCTCATCAACAACTAGCAAATCGTGATGAAGATATGTTTAGAATTGACTTAGATGTTATTGGAGATCCATTCTGGATGGGTGCGCCTGGTGCGCTGAGTAGTGGTAATAACGAAGACCTTAGTAAATATATGGCAGAGAGTGCCATGCTCGTTGTACGCAATTACTATCCTGATGAAAGTATGTTAGAACCAGAAAATCCTAAAAAAGGATCTATGGATTTGTTAAGCAGTGGAGTATACACTGTTGCCGCGATAGAAACAAAATTAAGACGTGGTGAATTTTCTATGACACTAAACTGTTTTAGAGACACTAATACAAATTCTCTACTAGTTAGAGAAGAGTTAGAGAAATTAGACTGGGATTGATAAATGAGTGGATTTTTTAGAAGTGATGGAACAACAACACCAGATAGAGTTAAACAAGGCGGACTTGCTGGCGTTAACAGAAGCATTGGATTGTATATTGGTGTAGTAACAGACACCAAAGACAGTCTATTCCTGGGAAGAATTACTTGTAGAATTCCCGAGTTTGGTTCTGAAACTCCAACAAATGTATTGCTTGTAAGTCCATTTGGTGGAGTTACTAACACACTGGATGCTGTAAGTGACGTTAAAGCCTTTGGTGAAAACGAAGAAGTTACTGGCGGTACTCCTAAAACTTATGGCATGTGGCCACAACCTCCGGCTGTAGGTACAGAAGTATTAGTTGGATTTACAGCAAGCCGTCAGGAAGGATTCCTAATAGGTACACTACAGAGTAAAGATCGTAATCACATGCTGGGCGGCAGACCCAGTGGGTTGGATAGTGACGGAGAAGTTAATCCAGTTGGTGAGAAAAACCCCAGAGATCAGGAAGCATTTAAACGTCCTAAAGATACTGAGTTTGCTGAACAATTAAAAACACAGGGTCTTGACAAAGACTTTGCTCGTGGACACAGTATGAGTAGTGCTAGAAGAGAATCTCCCAGTAGAGTATTTGGCTTTACTACTAGAGCCGGACATGTGTTAACCATGGATGATGGTACTGAAACAGATGCTGGTAGCGCACTGAGCAGAAACATTCGTATAAGAAGTAGAGGTGGTGCTGAAATACTAATTGACGATACCAACAAGATGATCTTCATCACTAACCACGATGGCACTGCCTGGATGGAAATGAGTGAAGATGGTAATCTGGACGTATACGCACAGGATGACATTAGTTTACACACTGAAGCAGACTTTAATTTACACGCCAAGGGTAATATTAATATGCAAGCAGACAAGGGTATTAATATTAGAAGCACTGGCGAAGATGGCATCAAAATTGATGCGTTTGCTGGTGATTTGGATTTGTATACAGAAAAGAATTATAAAGTACAAGCGGCACTTAATGCTAACCTAACAGCGGCAGGTAACTACAAAGAACAAGCAAAGCGAATTGATATGAACGGTCCAGTACCTGATACAGCAAAACGTGTTAAGGTAAATCAGTTACCGGAAAATACTAAAATACAAAGTAGTGCGGCTGATAGAGTGCCAGAACATCACCCTTGGAAAGGTGCTAGTCAGATTAAAGAACAGTTTAATAACAGTGAGGGTAATACAAACTAATGGCCAACATTGAAGTTAGATTACCCAACACAATTAGCACTACAGATTTAATTGAAACAGATTTGTTTACTGTGCTGGATGACGGTTTAGTTAATACACTAGTACCTCTAAAAGATCTAGAAGCCAGTGAAAGTATACTTCAGTTTATGTATGGAAATGTTGGTTGGCGAGGTTACAAATATATTGGAAAATCTGGATTCACTGTTATTGGATATAATCAAGTTCTGAATGACGAATTTAATAAAAAGGGATTACTGGAAACTGAAGCCTACAGTTATTGGATTGCTGAAATTAAACGTAAAGAAAGAGCATTTAAAAAGAATATAAGTCTTGACAGTTTAAGTCAAACACAATATGATGCGCTACTAAGCCTGTATTGCCGAACCGGAGATTTTGGTTTTATTGGTAGTGAGTTTAGAAAATTTGATGTGCGAGAGTATATTGAAAACAGACAATGGAAATATGTGTTTACGGCATTCATACTGAGTGGGCATTTTCGTAAGCAATGCCAGAGAGAAGCAAGAATATTGATGTTTGCTGACTACGGCGCACTAAAAACCAGAGCGATTACCAAGGAAGAAGGTATACAAGCAATCAGAGCTGACTACCCTGATAGAATGATGGATCAACATGCTAAAGAACAAGCAGAGTATATCTATTACAAGGAAACAAATCGCTTCCTGCCTAATTTACCTCAGAGTAGAAAACGTACTATTGTTGAACAAGCGGCTGAATAAATACCAACATGAGCGTGTTATTACTTAATGCTGACAGCCAGCCACTTAGCCTATTACCACTCAGTACAATCACGTGGCAGAGCGCAGTTAAAGCATATTTCCAGGAAAAAGTCATCATAGTAAAAAGCAACGAAGATCGTATCTTACACAGTCCTAGTTTTGAGATGCCTATGCCTGTTATTGTTATGCTTAAACGCTGGCACAAACTACCGCCACTGGCAAAGTTTACTCGTCGTAACTTGTTCCTTCGGGATAATTTCCGATGTCAATATTGCTTTGAAGAATTCCGGCAATGCGACTTAACTATAGATCATGTGGTACCCCGGAGTCACGGTGGCAGAACAAACTGGACAAACTGTACCACCGCATGTAGAAAATGTAATACCGCCAAGTCCAACAAAACAACTATAACACCCATCAACCCTCCAGTACAACCAAGTTACTATCAACTCAATACAAAAAGCACAAAATTCCTACAATATACTAACATTCACCCTGATTGGGAACCCTATCTTTTCCACAAGCAAGAAAGTTTAATGAGTTCATAGTGTAATTGAAAACCAGTGATTTTTTCAGATAAATATCTATATGGAAAAGATAATTGGATATACATCACTTGAAAGTACAAACGTTACAGGATTAACGGGTATTGAACTGGCAAAGCGTGATTTAGCAAATCATTTCGCTATTAGAAAAGGCGAAAAATTTACTAATCCACAGTTTGGTAGTGATTTGCCTTATTATGTATTTTTACCGTTAGATGAAGCCACTATGGATCTCATCAATGATGACGTGCTTAACGTAGTAAGTTATGATCCTAGGTTTACATTAACCGATAGATCAGTTCGTGTTAATCATGATGATCATTTGGTAACAGTAAGAATAGAATTGATGTACGAGCCAACTAAAACTCCAACAGATTTAGAGCTAAAGTTCGATGCTGAAGCGCAAAACGGGATTGAGTTTATTTAATTATGGCACAGCAAGTAAGACAAAGTAAAATATTTGCGGCAGAAGATTATACAGCAGTATATGAATCTTTCGTTAACGCAAACTTTCAAGCATACGACTTTGATAGTATTAGAGAAAGCATGGTTTCCTATGTTAGGAACAACTATGCTGAAAGTTATAATGATTGGGTTGAGAGCGCAGAATTTGTAGCACTCCTCGATGTTATTGCTATGTTTGGACACAACCTAGCGTTTCGTGTAGACTTAAACAGTCGCAACAACTTTTTAAGCACAGCAGAAAGGCAAGACAGTGTTCTTAAACTTGCTGACTTTTTGGGTTACCAACCACGCAGAAATGTGACTGCTAGCGGATTGCTAAAAGTCAACAGTATTAAAACAAATGAAGCAGTAATTGGTGCCAATGGTGAAAACCTGGGTAATCAGGAAGTTCGTTTTGAAAGTATTACAAGTATTGATAACCTTGATAACTTTAACACTCTTATGAATGCTGTCTTTGCTCCTACTAACCCGTTTGGTAGTCCGAGAAAACAAGCAACTATTGGCGGTAAAGTTACAAGTTTTTACAATCTAAACAATGCTATTAACCAGATCAACTTTGATATTACTGGTGTAGCACAAGGTAGCCAAACAAGTTTTGATATCATTGGTTTAGATTACAATAATGTACAAAAAGATTTTAAAGAAAACACCCCAAATCCAACTGGTGCGTTTAGTGTAGTATATCAGAATGATGGTAAAGGTGTTACAAGTGACGGCACTGGTTTCTTTGTTGGATTTAAACAAGGTAGTCTACAATTCCAGGACTTTAACATTGACGATCCAATCAGCAACATGACACTGGATGTTGATGCAGATAATGTTAATAACACTGATGTTTGGGTACAAACTATTGACAGTGCTGGTATGGTGGTAAAGAACTGGACTCAGGTAGAAAATACTTCAGGCAGTAATGCTATCTACAATGCTATTGATGCTGGCGTAAGAGATATTTACGCAGTTAAAACCAGAGAAAACAATCAAGTAAGCATACAGTTTGCTGACAGTGCTTTTGGCAACTTGCCAAAAGATATTATTCGTGTTTGGTATCGTACTGGTTTAAATGACACTTATGTATTGCGTCCAGACGATATTGGTACCAAGAGAATTAATATCGAGTATATTGGTGACGATGGTAACAGTTATACAGCAACTATGAGTGTACAACTAAGGCAAAGTGTCACCAACGCAAGTGCTAGTGAAAGTTTAGATGATATTAAAACAAATGCTCCGCTAGTATACAGTAGCCAGGACAGAATGATTACTGCCCAGGATTATAACAGTTATTTGTTGACACAAAGCGACATTATTACTAAACTAAAAAGTGTTAACCGCACACACAGCGGACACAGTCGTTATGTAGACTTTAACGATCCAACTGGTGCTTATACTAATGTTAGAATGTTTGCTACTGATGGTACACTAGCAAAAGAAGAAAAAATCAAGCAAAGTATTCCAAGTGGATTAACTGCTACAACAGTATTTGACAAGTATTTTAAACCACTATTAAATGATGATGAATTAATTAATTTATATTATGACAAGTACAGTGCGACATTTGATGATCTTAAAGATGATTATTATGTAGAATACGCTGGAGACGCCACTACAACTACCTTTAGTTATTCAGCAAGCGGTATTGATGCGTTCACAACTATTTTAGACACTGATGGTGTTGAAGTAACAAACAACTATACAGTTAGTTACAATACTGGTACTAGAGTAGCAACTATTACAGCAACCAGTGGTGGTACACCAGTACCAACTGGATATAGAATTATTATTGGCGACTTAATGATTTGGCAAAGACCAAATAGTGATATCAGTGCTGGTTATTTTATTAACCAGAACGTTGTTATTAACAGAACTGGCGCCACCGCAGTTACATACTTAAAGTATGTTAAAGTTGGTAGCATTTGTAAATTTAGTTTAAATGGTACGGACCACTGGGCAAGAATTACAAAAATATTTGCCAATGGTTTAGGAGTAGATAACTCAGGCGGTCAACCAACTGGCTTAACAGCAAGTAATGTTGGAGCCATTCAACTTGATGCGGTAGTACCAACTGGTGCTATTCTTGAAAAAGTATTTCCAGTATTCAATCGAAACTTCAGCCAGGGTGAAAGAACACAAGTTATTTCATACTTGAATAGAAAAGTACCTTTTGCTGTTAAGTATGATTACTACAATGATGAATGGGATATTATCCGCAAGGATCCATATCCCACAAACTACAATGCTGCATTCCCTACATCATTTACAAGAGATTATAACTTAACACAAATTGATGGAACTGTTAGTGGCAATTCCAGTTTAGATGTTTACGACAATAACTGGATTATTCATGTTGAGTACACAAATGACAACGGTATAGATAAATGGACAATTACTAGTCGTGTAGTAAGATACACACTAAGCAGTAGCCAAATTGAATTCAGTAACTTGACTAATGAGTTTTATCTAGACGAAAACAGTAAAAAGAAACGCAGAGATAAGATTGATATTACACAGATTAGCACAAGCAATAGTATTGCTGGTAGTTTCTATGTTTATGGTTATGAATTTGCTACAGACGGAGACAAGTTTGGTTTATACGATAATAGTAAAGTTATTCTAAGTTTAATTGATAACTCAAAAGATGACAGACCAGATAATCCAGAAAGTTTTACTGCTATTAGTGGAAATGGACTAACAGATTTGCGTTTTGAATGGACACACGTTCCAGCAGAAAATCAACTGGTTGATCCAAGTTTTACTAATATTATTGATGTGTTTGTGTTAACAAACACTTATGATACAGAATTTAGAAGTTGGTTAACAGATCAGCGTAACGATTTATCTGAGCCAGTGCCGCCAACAGTTGACGAACTCAACCAGAGTTTCAACCAAAACATCAGCAAAAAGGCAATGAGCGACAGTATTGTATATCGTCCAGTGGGATACAAGGTATTGTTTGGTACAAAAGCACCAAGCAACTTACGAGCTAAGTTTAGAGTTATTAAAATGGCTGGCACTAGATATACCGACAACGAAATCAAGAGTAAAGTTGTAGAAAATATTAATACATTTTTTGATATTAACAACTGGGATTTTGGAGAAACATTCTACTTTACAGAACTAGCAGCCTATGTACATAAAGAAATGGCTGGTATTATCAGCAGTTTTGTTATTGTTCCTCTTGGCGAGGACAGTGTGTTTGGTGACTTGTTCCAGATTACACCAACAAGTGATGAACTGTTTATACCAAATGTAAGTGTGGAAGATGTAGACATTATCCAGAGTATTACACAAACAAATATCAAGGCAGGATAAATGTAAATGGCAGAATTTGACGCAAATGGCAAGGCTACCGAAAACAAGAAGCGAGTAGGTAAGTACAAAACCAATAATATTAAAACCAGCGAGTACTTGCCGGGTGTTTTTAATACAGACTTAAATCAAAAATGGTTAGATGCTACACTGGATCAAATGGTCCGCAAAGGCGACTTACAGGATGTTGATGCGTTTATTGGTAGCAAGCACGGAAAATATCGTAACAAAAAAGATGAAACGTATCTTACCACAAACAAACTAGGTTTAACTCCTGCTATTGTTACAAAAGATATCAGCGGAGAAGTTATTAATAAAATAACTTTTGATGACATTGCTAACAGCGTTAACAGTAATTTTAACCAGTACAACTACAACAGTGCATACAGTTCAGATTGTTATGTATACGAACCACCTATCAGCGAAGATAAATTTTTAAACCATTTAAACTATTACTGGATTCCAGAAATGCCAGTATACAGAAGTTATAATGATGGTACCAGAGATTTTGCTGGTAACGATGAAAGATACGTTTTTAGTTTTGCTGACAGCAGAACTATTACTGATGTTAGTTTAAACGGTGTTACACTAACCCTTAATACAGACTATACTAGTACTGGTACAGAAGTAAGTTTAATCACTATACCAAGCACAGGAGATACAGTAACACTAACTGGTGCTGCCATTTCATACAGCACAGACTTTTTAACAGATGTACAACAGCAAAGCGTATGGCAGTTTAGTGACGATAACGGAACATTTGATTTACAGGATGGAATGTTAATTAAACTTGAAAGCGGTTATGATAGTTCAGTTATTGGTAAAACATATCTTGTAACTGGTGTTGGCGTACAAATTTTTATCAGAGAATATCTAGACGAAAACAACCGTCCACGTTTTCCAGATGCTACAACATACAAAGATGAAGTCAGCAGTTACTTTGATCCAAGTAACATTGTAACATTTAGCAGATATGCCAACAACGGTGTACTCAAGGACACCAGAGTTGGGCAAAATTATGCTGGTACTGGTACAGCGGGTACTAGCGATCCTTTTGAACTTATTGCTGACCATAATTATGTTTGGCAAAATAAAACAACTAACCCTGGTTTGTTTAGTACAGTTGATCCAGATCCAACATTGTTGTTCTGGAGTTCAAATGAAGATGGCTGGGATCCACTTGTAACTGGAATGGTAGTACAGTTTGATGCTACGTTTACATTTAGTAACCCACTGGACAAGGAAAGAATTTTTTATGTAGAAAGTAGTGTAACAAGTGGTGAACTTATTTTAACTACTATCATTGATCCAAGTCTAGTAGCAAGTACTGGAAGTCCTATTCCTCTTGGACTGTCTGAAAGTTTAAAAGAGATCGCCTTTGCGTTAACTGGTGGTTGGGATACTACAGTTTATGACAGTAGTGTCTTACCCTATGAGAAGAAAGACTATCTAGTAGTAGCAAAGAACGACCTTCCTAGCAGTGCTTGGTGTCGAGTAAATCACTGGATACACAAGGATGTTATTCTAACACTGGAAAGATTTGTTCCAGAAATTCTTGCTAGTAACTATCTAACAAGCATCAGTCAAGCAAAGCGTCCAATTATTGAGTTTGAAGCCAATCTAAACTTGTATAACTATGCTACTTTCCAGAGAGGTGTCACCAACACAAGATTTTACTGGTGGGGACCTGTAGACTTTATTATTGACGACATCGCAAATTATACCGGGTTGCCAGTGGGTGCTACTTTTGTAGTGGAAAATGGATATCAATTATACACGGTAACAAGCACTGGATATAATAGTCAAAATTTACGTCCTGGTGAAACACTTTTGATTATGGACGGTAATACTAGCGACTTGGTTACTAGATATAAATTTAGAGACGTTTACTACAACGGATCAAATATTGTACTAGGACAACATAAACAAGGACCTAACCAGGCTCCGTTGTTTAGTTTGTATGATGAAAATGAAAAAATTCTAAACAACAGTTCAGTATATCCTGAAAGCACATTTAATGGCAACAAATTATTTGGTTATAAAGTTAACCCAACTGGTGTGATTGATAAAGAACTGGGATTTGCTCCAGTGTATAAAGATAGCGGAAACAGAGCTGATTTAGTTTTTGAAAACTTTATGATAACAGAAAAATACGACTATGTTGTTAAACTAACAAATGGTGACAGTATTGGTAAGCGAAGAACCATTGGTGGGTATCCAACATTTAAAAGAAGTGATCGTACACAGTTTATCTATAATCCGGCTCCACATGCTAATGGTGCTTGGGTAAACTATCAGCAAACTGTTACAGAATTAACTGGTAACTCAACTAGTGTTCCACTGGGAAGAAACAACTGGTTAACAAGCAGTGAGTTTGTCACAGTAAAACAAAGTGATGATGACTTTACTGCTCTAGAATTGTTAAATCACAATGAGTATAATAGTAGACGTGAAACTTTTCCAAATATTCTTGCTACAAAAGGTAGTACAATTACTATTCACGATTTAATTGGATTGGATAGTAGCACACAGTTAAAGTTTTTTGACGTAAATCGAAATGTTATTCCAGTTAGTTCTGGTGTAATTGTTAGAACAGATGAAAACAGTGACGGGTTTGATGAAACAATTAGTGTTACAGTACCTAGTACTGTTGACGATTATTATTGGTACGGTTACGATTCAAATACAAGAGCAAAGATTATTGCTGTTGACGATACTACATATTTTTATCATAAAGTATACATTAACGGTAGACAATTAAAATCTAGCGAATACACACTTTATAATAGTACACTTACAATCAATAATAGTTTATTGAGTGCGGGTGACATCATTGATGTTGACTACAAAGCAAACAGTACAGATTATGGTTACAATGGGAGTATGCCACTTGTACACGAACATAACCCAACAAACTATTTGCTGGAAACATTTACTATTCCTGAAACAATTAGTCACTGGAAGAGTATGATATCAATGATTCCAGGATTTGACGGACAAAGTTTTGGCAACAACAATAACCATAAAATTAACAGATTAAGCAATCATGGTGGAGAAATTTTCCTACACAATGACGTAAGTGTTATGCACGACTTGTGTTATGCTGATCCTAATATGAATATCAGCAGTGCCTTAAACAATCAGGGTAACGAATGGTGGAGTTTTAAACAGCGTTTTGTCAGTCAGATTAAAAGATTGTATACAGCAAACAGTTATACAACAGTAAAAGATCTAGTTAATGATGCGCTAAAGGCGATTACAAACACAAGAAAAGGTTCAACACTACACCAGGACAGCAATATGGTTTACAGTGTTTACGACAAGTATCAGACTGTTGAACTTGATGATGTAAGCACAAGCGCATGGAGAACCTTTACTACACGATTTACTTTTAACAGTGACGAAAACCACAGAGATCACGTTTACATTTATTTAAGAAGCAGTTATGTTAATGATCAGGGCCAGACTGTTTGGTTGGAAAGATTATTAGAACGAGACAACGAATACACTATTAATGGTAGTGAAATTACTATCTTGACTACAGTTGGTGCTCCTAGCGGAATTGGAAGTAGTAATCCAACGCTAACTGTTTACTATCATAATATGGATGACGAAAGTTATGTTCCAGTTAGCCTTGCTAAGGTTGGACTAAGCAACATTACTATTCCTACATTTGTAGGCGGAACTAGCAGTGGTTATTTTTATACACATGATGGCGAATTAATTACAACACCGGGCAATAAGTTTTGGGTTCTACAGGATGTAAATCATAAAGAGTTTGATCCAGTTAATGCCGCACTTTTTGAATTAGAAAAAAGAATTTATAATGGTGTAGTTGATGACATTACCAAGTATACAAGTTATAAAAAGTTCTTACCAAGTCAGCACCTAGCAACCTGGTATAAGTTAAGTGACATTGATGGTTATGTTGAGAGATACTTTAACGAATGGAAATTATTGCGTGGAGTTAGCGATTTAAATGGCGGTGTTGTATATGACGCCACTGACCCGACAACCTGGAACTACAATACTATTGATCCTGGAAAACACTTCGCTGGCAATACACTACCAGGTTACTGGAAAGGTGCGTACACTGTATTGTTTGGCACAAGTTCTCCACAACTAACACCCTGGCACATGCTGGGTTTTGGTAAAAAGCCAGACTGGTGGGACGATGTTTATAGTTGGACAGATGCTACTAAACGAGCCAGACTTATCAAGAGTTTGAAGCGTGGGTTAGTAAGCCATCCAATTGATGAAAAAGACAGACAGGATATCCGTTTTGCTAGATATTATTGGGATTGGGATAATAAATCTCCAGTAAAGACTGATGGTTCTTTGGAATATATAGGTTATATTTTAGGTATGGCAACAAATCCAGGTGACCCACCTAATGACACGGTTGCAGCTTCTCAAGAATTTGTTTTTGGTGATTGGGGACCAGTTGAATACGAATGGAGACAGAGTAGTAAAGGCCAAGCAGCGATGTTGGATGCCATTATTAAACTTAATCCAGCAGATGCCTGGGCGGAATTCTTCCAGCCTGGACAAGTTGAATACGGTAACGACAGTAACTTAAACATGGTTATTACCAAAGACAGTCGTGTACTTGTTAATCCAAGAGAGTTCCGTTATCACGGCAAAGTTTATAACAGACTTGTTACTAGAGTTTTTGTGGACAATAGCTCAGATGGATTTGCCACAGACACACAATTATTCCTAGTTAATCAGGATCACGCCAAGCAAGCAACTACTATTGTAAACACCAATAGCGATGGCGAAATTACACATGTTAGTTTGGTTAAAAGAGGATACGAATATCAAGAAGCACCAGTACATGATTTATATAATCCAACTGGCGCATCTGATGCGAGCGCAGTATTCCGTGTTACAACAAAAGCAACACCATTTTGGGCAAACGGACTTAACCATCTACAAGCAAACCTGGCAAAACGCAATCAGGCAACTGACAATCAGGAACAACAGTACTATAGCCTAAACACACAACTAGTACAAAAACTAAACGGCTTTAGTAGAAAGAACCTATTAAATGTATATACAGAAAGTGGTCCAGCAGGTAAATTTAGAATTGGTGAGAACGATTTTGATGTATCAATGTATCGCAGTATGCCAAGAGAAGTGTTAAACGCTAGTAACATTATTATTACAAAAACACCAACAGCATTTATTGTTAAAGGTATTAGTAAAACAAAACAACAATTTAAAATGTTAGATCCTAAAACAACTGGTAATAATATATTTGAAAATATTGAAATATCTGCCGGCGTTGTTCTTAAAAAATATAGAAACTACCTATCTACTACAAGTATTGTAGAATATGGACACAGTTATACAAAAATACAAGATACTTATGATTTTATCAGAGGATATTATGCCTGGTTAAAAAGTGTAGGATTTACTACACAAGAACTTGGTGATAGTCAAGCATTGTATTTTGCCCAGTGGGCATTACAGGCAGATGCTGACGACGTCTTTACTTTGAGAATTGGTGACAGTATTGAATTTACAAATGACGGCTATGTGCTGGAATTTAATACAATGCCTAACAGCGAAAACAGTATACTTGATCAGTCAGGTAGGGTTATCAGTCAGGATCAACTAATAGTACAACGTAACAGCACAACTACAACTATTAGTATTAAGCCTGAAGCAAGTGCGTTTAACTTTGGTAGTATTAATGTCGCTGTTGTGAAATGGGAACATGTATTAATGTTTAAAAATCGTACAGAGTTCAATGAAATCCTGTTTGACAATATTACAAATCAAAGACAATGGAGACTAAAACTACAGGGTAGAAAAACAAAAGACTGGTCCGGACTTAGAAGTGCGCCTGGTTATCTAATTCAGGATAACAGTATTCTTGAAAACTGGGATAGTAGTGTCCAAACTATTGATGACTTTTATGACTTTAGTATTGAAAATGTCAACGCTGGTGTCAGTAAAGCAGAAAATATTACCATTGGTAACTTTGATAAAGCCTGGAAGGAAAATATTGATCTAGATGAAAATACATTTAGTAAGTTTTATAAAGGATATATCAAAGAGCAGGGTACCAAAGACGTAGTACAGCGTTTAATGAGAAGTGATGTTGTTAATAACGGTACTAGTAGACTGGGTATTCATGAAGAATGGATGTTCCGTCATAGTTATTTTGGTGACACAAAACAAACGTCAAGTATTGAAATAATGCTAAGACCTGATCAGTTAAGAGCAAGCGGAAATATACCACGAGTTGTTAACTTAGAAGAAATTAATAGTGCTGATATAGTTAATGGAAATCCAGCAAGTTTAACTTTTGCTACTACTGATTATGACACTTATTTGAGCAATAGAAAACTAACTACCGCTGGCGACCTAATTACTAGTGAGAGTAAGTATAGAATTCTAAACATAAATGACATTGGCACAGTATATGATGAACTGGCTGATTGGGCTAATGTTCCAACATGGAATGGCACTACAAGTTACAAGCGTTTTGACCAGATTCGTTACCAGGGCGCCATGTATGAATGTAATGTAGATTATATTGGGTTCAATGTTGTGGGTAGTAACCTAGTATTCACCGGAGCCGCTGTTGAACCAGTTTTTAGTTACGCTGATCCAGCAACTGACCCAGCAAGTGCTATCATTACATATCCAGCAACTACTCCAAGTGTTGACGAAACGGCTAATCATATCAGTAGTGGCAACTTTGTAACTGGACAAAATTATCAGATTGTTGAAGTTGGTACAACTAACTTTACACTAATTGGTGCCAGTAACAATACTGTTGGTACAGTGTTTACAGCAACAGGGCCTGGAACCGGCAACGGCAAAGCAGTGTATAGTCCAACTGTATACAGTATATGGTTTGATGAAACCCAAACAGTTTATGCTCCTATTGTAGCAACAGGTGTATCGTTTACTACTATACCAAGTCCAAACGTAATTACTATTGACGGTACAAACTACAACTTTGAAAACCTAGTAGCAACCCAGGTAGTTGATACAACTGCTACAAATAGCGGTAATGCTTATGTGAGAAGTACAGCATTAACTGATCCTGTTATTGCTGATAACACTAACTATGAATTACAAATCAACGGCACACTTATACCAATGGTTGATAGTACATACCCAGCAGGCACTAGTTTAGACCTGGCAGATGTGATACAAATTATTAACGACAGTGACATTACAGGTAGATTGTATGCCCAGGTGTTTAATACTAATCAATTGGAAATTATATATCAGGCACAGGGCAATGTCAATGCCACATTAACTATTGGAAGCAGTGCTAGTACTGGTAAATTAAATGCTAATACGCTGTTAGGTTTAACACCTACGCTTATACCAGTTACGCCTACTACAAAAACTACTGATGTTCATACAGCAATGAACGCTACTACAGCAGCCGCACAGATTAATGCTATTACCACATTGCCTAGTTACATTGTAGCAAGCGAGAGCAGTGGAGCGGTGGTAATTACTAAGAATCCAACAAGTGCTACTGGTGTAAGCAGTATCATGAACCAGTTAACTATTGGCGGTACTGCCAATACAATATTACAATTACCAGCAAGTACGCCACTAGCAACACCAACTCAACAGCCCAAAGTACAAACTCTTGCTGATGCTGTTACTAGTTTAAATGACAGGGGTATTCCAGACTTTACTGCTAGTGTTACAGCAGGTAATCAGTTAAGACTGGAAAGCACTGGTATTAGTATTAACCTTGGTGCTTCCAGTAACGATATGAATACTCAGTCAGGTATTGGATCGGGTGACTTCTTTGCTAGCGAAACAAGTATTGCCAACGTGTTTGATCCCAATGACTGGAGAAAACTAGACGATACTACAAGTAGAAAAGACGGAAGTTTATTTAATATCTGGATTGCTGACGATAAAGACATGGTAACAGCAACTGGTACAACTGATGGTTTACAAAGCAAGTTCTTTGGTTGGAATGTACTACAAGTTCAAGATCCAGGTTGGTATGCTTACGACAGTGCTGATCCAGGATGTAGTATTTGTGCTGGCACACAAAGCACAGACGGAAATGATGCTAGAATTACACTTAATGTTGCCCACAAGTTAAACGTTGGCGACTATGTGATGATTCACAATAGTACAACATCACCTAGTGTAAACGGTATTCACCGTGTTACTAAGTTGGGCACACTTAGTGAACCCAATGTGTTCTACATTGACATGTTCATTGAAGAATGCGGAACTAGTCCACATATTATGGTTTTAAGAAACTCCAAGTTTAACAGACACAGTGATGTTATTACTGCTGAAACAAGTGATTATTATTTCTGGGACAAAAACTCATATGCGTTTGCTCTTGAAGACAGTGCTGGTGTTACTAGTACAAACGTTTACAAATGGAAACGAACTGGAAGTAGACACACTGGTGAATGGGTACTACAAACTGACAGATATAAAACACGTCGTGTAAACAACAGCCTAGTAGAAAGTTTATTGATTTATGATCCACAACAACAACAGACTGTAGCGGAATTGGAAATCTGGGATCCACTAAGAGGAATTTTCCCTGGTGTTGCCGAAAGAGAACTGGATAATATTAGTAATTTAGACAGAGCGCAATATAACGCCAGTACTGATCCAGATTTTGACACTGCTACAGTACTAGCAACTAGCGTCTGGGATACTGACGAAGTTGGCGTTACCTGGTGGGATACCAGTACTGTTAGATATTGGGATTACGATCAGGGACCAAGAAATTATAGAGAAAGAGCCTGGGGCAATACTTTCACTGGTAGCCAATTTGATGTTTATGAATGGACAAAGAGTATTGTTCCTCCTGATGAATATGACGAAGCGGTTACTAACGGTACTGAAATGTTTGGAAAGATAGCAACTGGTACACCTTATTCGCAACTGGATAGCAGTGGAGAACCAATGTATTACTGGAGTGAAGATTTAACCTGGAACGAATCTACTCAAGATTTTGTTAGGTATTACTACTTCTGGGTTAAGAATAAAACTACAGTACCGAATACAAATAGAAAGTATACTGTAACAGAATTAGCGAGTATACTGGAAGATCCAACAGCATTTGGTATTCCTTGGGGTGCGGTTTTGAGTAGCAGTGACGAATCAAACCAGCCTGATTCACTTATTCTCAGCAATATCGAATACTTTATCAAAGACACTGGCACAGTACTACAAATTAATCTAAAGCCAGACAGAATTCCACACAGTAGTTGGACTGGTATTAACGAAGATATTGACGTTATTCCAGCATACTGGTACCTTGGACTCAAAGACAACTTGATTGGTATTCAAAGCGGAACTGGAATTAGATTCCCTAATCAAAGTTTACATGAATTTAACCGTTTTGGTGATGATAGAAAACTAGGACAGGGTTGGTTTAAGAATATATTGGATGCTAGACGTAACGCAGTTAGTGCCGCTAACCACTTGCTAAAAACAATGAACTTGGTTATTGATTTAAGTGATACCTGGGATAGAAATATTGGATACAACAACCATGCTCTCGATATAACAACCAGTGTCAATAACATGGATGTATGGACACCAGCAACTGAATACTACGCTGGCGATGAAGTTCGTTATGCTAAAAAAGTTTACAGAGCAGTGAGTTATCAGGCAAGCAGTGGCACAAATCCAAGAACAGAATTAAATGATGCTAGCAAATGGAGAGAAATTGCCAGCGTTTATGATTTAACTAGAATGTGGGATTGGGCCGACTATGTGTATACACTAGAACAGAGTATGCCTCCAGCAAGTAAAATTATTGTCAATGAAAATGAACTTTCTGGTATTGACACATCACGTGATCGTGTAGTAGAATTACGCATTTACGATTACTCGTTAGACCTGGATCGTAGCGAACTTTATCAGTGGAACGAAAACACCAGTGAGTGGGATTTGTTGAGAAAACGTAACGCTACTATACAGTTCAACGATTACATGTACAATGACTATTACATTGATGAATGGGATAGTGAAAGTCGTTGGGATAACACTGGTTGGGATGGTGACGTAATAACTTACGTTAACTTCTTTGTAAAAGCATGTAGAGAAGATTTGTTTATTCGTAAGTTTGAACAAAACTTTAACAAGTTCTTCTTTAGTGTAATTGACTATGTTCTTGCTACACACAGTTATGTTGACTGGTGTTACAAGACAACTTATGTACAAATGAACATCACTACACCAGTTAATACTACGATTAAGAAGTACACCAAGACTGGAGTAGACACTGTGATGGGTTATATGGAACAAGTTAAACCATTCCATACAAAGGTTAGATCATTATACAACATTAATACTATTGATGAAAGCAGTACAATTAATATCGAAGAAACACCAAAGAGCGTTATTACACTCGCATATGGTAAACCAGACAATGTGATAGATTATTATGATGATAAAAACTATGGACCTAACACAGTACTCAAGAGTGCGTTTGGTGAAACAGCGACAGCAACTTATAGCGGTGCTGACTTTACTGACACTGACAGTTATGACGCAGTAACTGGAGGAGACTTCTTACAACCTGCTACACTGAACTATCAGTATGCTACTAGTGGTACAGATGGCAACTGGTGGGATTTCCAGGCTGTGATTGATCCGCTAGAAAGTTTAAACATAATAGTACAAACAAATAAAACTGCTGATACTGTAAACTTTACTGGTGTTGTAGACGCTAATAGTAGAACATTCTTGTATCATCAGGACGAACACAACATGGTTAATGCCTATAGTTTACCAGCAAACATGAGTACAACACTGACTGCTGATGTAACTGATAGCACTATTGCTGTAACAGATGGCACCGTGTTTAATAGTTCAGGTGGTTATGCCTGGATTAACGGTGAAGTAATACGTTACCACTATGTAAATGGTAACACATTGTACAGTGTAGAACGTGAACAAAACGGTACACTGACTAAAAATTTAAGTAACGGCGACACGATTGTTGCGCTACATGGAAACGCATTGACAACTATAAGAGATATTACTCAACTAAGCCATAAGGAAAGACAGGAATTTTTACATTTCAACAACTTGGGTAAGAGTATAGTAGATGCGACTAGCACAAATATTGAGGCAGTTGAGTTGAATAACACCTCTCAGGGTATTGATATTTAAGGCTAAATACAACTAACGGAGATTAGGCAAACGATGAATAAATTTAATGATAGCGCACTAGCATTGGTTGATGGTCATGTATTAATTAAAGACATTGATACTGGTGACGTCCTGTTGGACAAGCACAATGCTATTAACTTTGAAAATATTGCTGTTGCTATCGCTAGTCTACTAGGCGGTGCTACTGATGCGGTAACAAGTGCTGGATTCACTATTACTAACATGGCGTTTGGTAACGGCGGTACAAGCATTGATGGTACTGGTAGTGTGTCATATAAAACACCAAACACCGATACGGCTAGCGGAACACTTTACAATGCAACATACACAAAAGATGTTAGCGATAACACAGATTTGGACAATCGTGTTACTGTTGTAAAATATGATGGTCAAGTATACAGTGACGTTATTGTAACATGTACATTGGACTACAATGATCCCATCACTAGTGCTGGAAGTTTTGCTATTGGTACAGAATACACTATTGTTAGTGTTGGTACTGGTACACCCACTGACTTTACACTAATTGGTGCTACTGACAGTAACCCAGGCACAGTGTTTACAGCGACTGGCGCAGGTACAGGAGATGGTACAGCAACCAGTCAGAGCGCATTAGATAATAGTTCAAGTATGACAGGCGAATACATTTTTGATGAGATTGGCCTAATAAACGAGGCTGGTAAGTATATCAGTCATATTGTATTCCATCCTATTCAAAAGAGTGCGAATAGGAAGATCCAAGTGATCTATACATTAAGAATTAGAGCAGGAAGTTAAGATGGCATATACAGTAGATTATAGTGACAGTACCAAAACCGCTATTACAGTAAATGATGGTACAGTAAACACAACAACAGATATTGGTTTAGTTGGTAAAAACTATTTCGGCTATGGTGAAACTATTGCTGAAAACTTTTTACACTTACTAGAAAATTTTGCTAACGGAACTGCTCCATCAAATCCAACTGAAGGTCAATTATGGTTAAACAACAGCAGTGGAGTTTTATCATATTACCATAACAGTGCGTGGGTTGGATTAAGTTCAGCAAGTCAAGTAAGCAGTGTTGAAATTACCGACACAAGTGCTACAACGCAAACAGTTACATTGTTCAGTGATCAAGGCAATGCGGTTGCTGTTGTAAGTAATGTAGACTTTACTATTGCTAGTTCTGATCCATACGCAAGTATTTTTATTGATTATTTTAGTACTACCGATGTTAAAGCCGGTATTACACTAGCACAAAATATGAAATTTCATGGTACAGCCACGAGTGCTGAGTACGCTGACTTAGCGGAAATGTACACGACTGACGCAGCATATGAGCCAGGTACAGTGGTTAAAATTGGTGGAGAAGCAGAAGTTACACAAACAACTGAAGCATTTGATCCAGAAGTGTTTGGAGTAGTTTCAACAGATCCAGCATATTTAATGAACAGCCAGACTACTGGCGTAGCAGTAGCACTAGAAGGCAGGGTACCTTGTAAGGTTATTGGACAAGTTCGCAAAGGGCAAAGACTAGTAAGCAGTGAAGAGCCTGGCGTAGCAAGAGCAGTTAGTGATTATGAAAGACAAGAAGCTCTTGACTGGTATCGCATTGTAGGCAGAGCATTGGCTGATAAAAATACTGAAGGAGTAGACCTAGTTGAGATTGTAGTTGGTACGAAGTAAGGGGAATACAGAATGCCAGTTTCAAAAGGGAACAAAGCACTAGCAAGTGATTTTAATTCGGTCAGAGATTTATATAATGAATACTGGTCTGACATTCATACTAGTAGCGCATTCAGCGATACAGTCAAAACCAATCACCAAAATGGTTGGGGACAGGCAAGTGTCAAAGTAGACGAAACTGGAATAAACACGGCTGTTACTCAAAGCACAATTATTGAAAGCCAACATATCAATCGACTAATTGCTCAGGTAAACACCGGACTTTATCACCAAGACGAGAATGCCACACTCAGCACAGGCTATGTGGTAGGTACTGTTATCCTAGATGATCATTTAAACGATGTTGAAACTGACATCACAAATAATATTATTGCTAACAAATTTGATCTTAACACACTGGATAGAGTTTACTCTCCAAGTGAGATCACAATTACCAGCACACTAAGTTGGGGTGGCAGCAGTGGTGATGGAATAGAATGTACGGCAAAATATTCATTCACTAACTATACACAAGCACGTTATTTCTTCAATGCTGGTGGTGCGTTTACATTGGATCCTCTGAGTACAACAGTTGGTATTGATGAAGGTTGGGATAGTAGTTTTTCAGCAGTGGGCGAAATTCATTTAAGAGCTATTGACGTTCGTGGCACTGGAACTAGCACTGGCACAAGTGTTGGTGGTTTTTATGATATTACAACTGCTGATACAATATTATGGAGTTACTCTGGTACAGGTGGTGCTTACGCATACAGTTATGGTGGTTACAGTAATAGACGTATTGAAATCTGGGCTAGAGGTGACGAGCCAAGTGGTGCCGGTAATCAGTTTGATGTTTATGTAACAGTAAAACTATATGATGATACTACTGAAACGACTGTAACAAATGACCAGATTGACCTGGATTTGGGATTCATTGTTCCTGATGAGAGTCCGGATCCAGCAATTATGCTTACAAGTGCCAGCCAATACTTTCAGGTAACGCACAATAGCATAACAGACGATTACATTTTCCAAGCAAGAGAAGAACCCACAGTAGTTCAACACAGTGCTTGGACAGCATTTTAATCGTTGACTTTTCTAAAAACATAGCATATAATAAGTCATAAATACTATACATTCAAGGAGTAAACAGATGGACGAACGTCTACAGAAAGCTCTTGAGTTCTCTAATTTTAATCTAACGATTAACAATCAAAAGAAGAATATCAAGAATCGTGTCGAGCAATTAAGAATTGTACACTATGCTGGCGGTGTATTTAGAGCGGGCGAAGACACTATTAGTTTTGTTAAAACTTTGATTGATCTAGGACATACTGAAAGTGTTCTAGTTGATAGTAAAGAAAATCCCGTAAAAATTAACAAATTACAAGAGTTACTTGACGAATTGTTGAGTGCTTATTTTAGTGCTACAAATGAATTTGCCGCACACTATGACAAAATTAAAAAAGCCAGAAATATTAAAAGTATTATGGATTGGTAATGACAGATAACCAACGTGGTGTTTGTTTCTTCGCATACAATAACGAACAAATTGATTACATTAGACTAGCAATGTTGGCTTCCAAATATGTGAAGCGACATTTGGGTGTTCCTGTAACTGTTATAACTGATAGCGGTACAATGAAATGGGCAGAACAAAGTTTAACTGAATACAATTTATCAGAATATTTTGACAACATTGTTATTACAACTGACGAGATGAAACAAAATGTACGCCAGCATTATGATAGTCCCTGGAGTACATTTGAAGCACAATTTAGCAACAGCAATAAACACAAAGTTTGGGAATATTCACCTTACGAAAAAACATTGCTGTTAGACATTGACTACATTGTACGAAACAATTATTTAAATCATGTATGGGACAACTACACTGGTGTAGGTATGTTCCGTGATGCTCGTAATATTCGTAACGAGCCACCTGCGGCCAGAGAAACCTGGTTGTTTGATGCTGGTATTAAAATGTGGTGGAGTACTGTTGTCTATTTTGACAGGAGCGAACGCAGTGAGTTGTTTTTCAACACCTGGGCTCATGTTGCTGATAACTATGAATTCTATCGCTACCTGTATAATTTTCCTGGAAGACTATTCCGCACAGACTATTGTGTAAGTATTGCTACACATATACTCAACGGCATGGTAGAAGATGATGTTGTTAATCAATTACCCACTAACATGTACTTTCTAGATCAAAAAGATGACATTATTGAAGTCAGACAAGACGAATGGATTTGTTTAAGTAATGATAGAGAAGAAGTTTGGAAAAATATTCTTGTAAACCATGGCGCTATTGATTTACATGTCATGAACAAACGGGCTCTGGACAGACACTGGCAAACACTCTGGGAGAAAGCAGATGGATAATTGTGGATACCTAGTATTTGCTAACACAAGCACTGAACGACGTCAAGCCACCGCTCTAGCATATAGTTTACTTGCTAGAAATCCTGATAGTCTAATCAGTGTATGTGTACCAGATTTAAATGTATTTGAGAGTGAGTACGAAGAACCGTTTGATAATATTATTGAATATCCCTACGACACACACGATATAACCAGATTGAACGAATGGCAAGCCATTTACATGACACCCTATCAGCACAACATTGTAATGAGTGCTGGTACCCTTGTACTTTGTGACATGGACAACACTTGGGAATATCTATTAGATAATCATGATTTGTGTTTTCCTACAACTGTTAAAAATTTTAAAAATCACGATATACTGGAAGATCCAAGATTTGCTAATTATAAATTAAACAGTTTACACAGTGTATACAGTAATATGTATTATTTTCGCAAAGACGCACAACAAGCACTGGATTATTTTAAACTAAGCGATCCGTATTATCGTAACTATGCTGAATTGTATGAAGAGATTCTAGCAAAGCATCACGTTCCAGATACTTTTGACCCCAATATGAGCGCCAGCATCAGTGTCACACACATGAACATACTGGAAGATGTTCGTCCGCTGTACACTGGTTTATTCACCTATACTGATATGATTGGCAGTAGATTTTACTTTAGTAGAGACATTCCAAACTGGACAGACTATCTTAATGTTTGGCCCAGCACAGACGGCAAAATAAAAATACAAAACTATGCTATAAACAGTGTACTAAGTTACCACGAGGCTGACTTTTTAACTAACGATATTTTTCATGAACAACAAACGTATTATCGACAGCAAACCCAGTGATATTAAACGCACTTGGTTTGTTAAGTTTAACGAAAAAAGTGGTAAAATATTAAGAGTATCTGGTAAGAGTATGAAAGAGGATCCGCATAACGGTATCCTTGTAACTGAAACACAAAATCAGGAATTGGTAAGTGGACTCACCAGCGGTAAAATAGATAAAAGCATCATTGGTATTATCTGGGATCCAGTTAATGAAAAATATGACCTTGGTAAAAAGAGTAACACACTACAAATTCGAGAACTTGATAACAGACTGCTTAAAATTACTGACAGTAATCCCACTGCCAAAGATATCTATATACAATTTTATAAAGATCCAGGTATACTGGATATCAGTATTGACATTCGAGTAGTACAACAGCATTTTAATCTGGGCGACATTCACGAGATAAGTAATACTAGTAGTCACTTACTTGACTTGTATTTTACTCGCCGTAACGACCCAGACTGGCTAATTAAAGCAGTTAAAATAGATCCAGTATTATTATTCCGTCACAGCAGAATCAGCATTGATATTAGTGAAATTATTGACATACTGGATATTGATAACATGAGTGTATTCACTAGACCCATCTTTCACAGTTACGGAATTGAATTTAATAACAAATATGTAGAAACTGATTACAGTAGCAGTAAACGTAAACTACTACAGTTAAGTCATACAGAGGGCAACGCACATTTATATATTACCGAAGTAGAACCCGGAAAAATTAAAATAATTAGTGACATTAGACCTAGTTTAAGTTATATATTCCGTGGAATAGAAGAACAACAATTCCTGGTTACTGACGGAACTCCAGATAACATTGTTGGAGGATTTAGTTTAGATGTACAAAGCCTGTTAAGTAAAAAAGAAATATACAGAGATCTGTATTTTAAATGGCCTGAACAGCCAACAATACTTTATAAAAACCATTTTTTAAATGTAAAACACGGAGAACCTGATGTCGAATTTAACTAGCATCAACGAGTTTGATATAGTGTATATTAGTTTTGATGAACCCAATGCTGATGAAAACTATGCTGACTTGTTGGAAAAATGTCCATGGGCAAAGCGAAGCCATGGAGTATTTGGAAGCGATGCCGCACACAAAGCGGCCGCTGATTTAGCAGAAACTGATCGCTTTATTACCATTGACGCTGATAACATTGTACGTCCTGATTTCTTTAATGTAGAAATTGACATGGACCGAATAGGAAATAATCACGTTATTAGTTGGGCAGGAAAAAACACTGTAAACGGATTAGTATATGGTAATGGCGGTATTAAAAGTTGGCCCAAACAAGTAGTATACAATATGCGTACACACGAAAATGCCCCAGATAATGATCCGAGAGCGCAGGTTGACTTTTGTTGGAATATACATTATGTACAAATGAACAACATCTATTGTGATGTTATGAACAATGGTTCGCCACTTCAGGCATGGCGAGCAGGTTTCCGTGAAGGTGTCAAAATGGGACTAGTAGACGGTGATGTTGTAGATCCCAAGGACATCAAAAAAGTACACAAAAAGAACTATCAGAGATTATTAACCTGGATGACAGTGGGTGAAGATGTAGAAAATGGTTTATGGGCAATTTATGGCGCACGACTGGGTTGTTATATGACAAATGTTGTGCGTAGTGATTGGGACTGGAAAGATGTCCGAGATTTTGTATATTTGCGTGACATGTTTAACAATGAAGTATTGCCTGAGTTTGCTGATGGTACAGAACTATGTAAGCGTACAGGTGCCACCTGGAATAAACAGCAACTACTACAGGCAACTCAGGACCTGGGCGTTAAGTTGCGTAAAGAACTTGATTTAGAAATTGCTGACATCGGAGCAGATGGCAGTCGTTTCTTTAAAGAGGTATATATTAATCCAAGCAGACTTGGAGCACAAGTAAGAGAAGATCAAGTGGAGGATAGTTTAGATGACTAATGTTAAATTAATTAGTTACAGTAAAGCAAGTGAATTTATGACATATCCAGATGGTATGCCATTAAATTGTCAGGACCTTATTGCGTTCTGTGCTAGAGTTAGTAACCCTAGCAATCAGATGAACAGCGAAACAAACGAAAAACTTATCAAATACTTGATTAAACACCAGCATTGGAGCCCACTTGAGATGGTTAGTGCTTGT